AATGTAGTAAGTGCAGTCAGCGTTGGCTTGGTATGAGAGCTCCTGTTTGTCCTTTTGATGGCGGGCTTGCCTGGGAGATTCCGATGGAGAAAACTGAATGATTATTGAAACTGTTTTGATTGCTGATCTTGTTCTTGACCCGCGTAATGCTCGCAAGCATGATGGTAAGAACTTGCAGGCTATTGCTGAGAGTTTGAAACAGTTTGGTCAGCGTAAACCTATTGTTGTTTGGGGTGAGACTGTTGTTGCCGGTAATGGCACTTTAGTTGCTGCTAAGAGTTTGGGTTGGACTGAGATTACTGTTGCCCGCGTTCCTGATGATTGGGATAAGGATCGTGTTATGGCTTATGCCTTGGCTGATAACCGGTCAGCGGAGTTGGCTGAGTGGGATGAGCAAGTTTTGACTGAACAGCTCAAAGAACTTGAGTTAGCTGAGTGGGATGTTGAAGCATTAGGTTTTGATGCGACTGTTGAGCCTTTGCAGGATGTTGTTGAAGATGAGATGCCTGAAGTTATTGAGCCTAAATCTAAATTAGGTGATGTTTGGCAGTTAGGCAGGCATAGGCTGATGTGTGGTGACTCTACTAGCGTTACTGATGTTGACTTGCTGACTCTAAATCAGAAGTGTGACATGGCTTTTACTGACCCACCTTATGGAGTTGCTTATACAGGTGGCATTCAATTTACTGGTAAAGATACTGGTAAGGCTGTTTTCAATAATCGGGAAATGATTGAAAATGATGATGTTGATTTGTATGAAGATGTAGTCAAGATGCTGTCTTTGAAAGTTGATGGAGCTTGTTACATTTGGTTTAGTGACTCTAATCTTTTATCTCTGTATTCGGCAGCAAAGAAGTTTGGTGATGTTCACGCCATGATTTTATGGGTAAAAAATGGTGGTTATAGTGCCATGAATGCTAACTATAAACAGAAGCATGAACCTTGTCTCTATTGGAAACCTAAAAATACAACTCTAAAATTTGTTGGTTCAACTACTGAAACTACTATCTGGGAGATTAACAAGGACGGTAAAAATAAACTTCATCCTACTCAAAAACCTGTTGAGTTAGCATATAAGGCTATAACTAATCATGATGCTAAGACTGTGCTTGATTTGTTTGGTGGTTCGGGTAGCACTTTGATTGCTTGTGAGCAGACTGATCGTGTCTGCTTCATGATGGAGTTAGACCCTAAGTATGTTGATGTTATTATTGCCCGCTGGGAAAAGCTAACAGGTGAGCAAGCTCAACTGATTGAAGGTTAGTTATGCCTTCTGGTAGGCCTTCTAAACCGACTGAGATAAAGCGCAAGTTAGGTAATCCTGGTCAGCGTAAGTTGCCTGAGCAAGGTCAAGTTCAATTGTTTGACCCTATTTCTAAAGTGCCTGACCCTGCTCGCCCTTTGTTGAAGTATGGGCGGGAGTTTTGGGATAAGGTTTGGGCGAATGGGTTGCAGTGGATTAGCCCTAATACTGATGCTGAGATTTTGCTTATGACTTGTGAACTTATTGATGAGCGTTGGAATCTTAGGGTTAAGGTTATGCAAACTGGTGATTGGCGGGAGCGCAGGGGTTTGCGGGATTTGGATGCTCGTATTATTTCTAATTTGAGTTTGATGGGTTTTACTCCTGCGGATAGATCTAAGTTGGGGGTTGCTGAAGTGAAGGCTATTAGCAAGATGGAAGCGTTGAAGCGTAGGGCTGATGAGCGCAGTAAGTAGTTGGCCGCCTGCTTGGGTTACTCCCGCCAAGTTGGAGTTTGGTAGTCGCGGTGCTGATGCTGTTGATTTCATAAACACTTTTGTTACCCTAACTAAGGATTCAATTGCTGGGTCTGCGGGTGAGCCGATTCGCCTTCGCCCTTGGCAGGAGAAACTTCTTGAAGAAACTCTTGCGCTGAATGAGCAGGGTTTGTTTGCTCATAGAACTGCTATTTGGTCAATGGGTCGTAAGAATGGAAAGAGCGCCCTTGTAACAGGGTTAGGCCTTTGGTTTCTCATCAATGGTGATGAAGGTGGTGAAGTTTATTCTTGCGCTGCTGAGAAGGAGCAGGCTCGTATTACTTTCGGGGATGCTCGCAAAATTATTGAGCGTGAGCCTGAGCTTGCTGCGATGTGCAATATTTAAAGGGATGTTATTGAGATGCCTTCTACCGGTTCAATCTGGCGAGTGCTAAGCGCTGAAGCTTATTCCAAGGAAGGATTAAACGCCAGCGCAGTTATTTTTGACGAAGCAGCCGCATTGAAAGATCGCGCTATGTGGGATGTTATGCAGTTGTCTATGGCTTCGCGTAAACAGCCGATGATGTTGGCAACTACTACCTGCGGGGTAAAGTCTGACAGTACTGGCCATGATTCGACTGCTTATCAGTTGTATCAGTATGGGCAGAAGGTTGCTCGCGGTGAGATTGTTGACCCTAGTTTTTATATGGCGTGGTGGGAAGCGCCTAACGATTCAGATCACCGGTTAGAAGAAACTTGGATGCAGGCTAATCCTGGTTATGGGGATTTGAATAGCAAGGCTGATTTTGAGTCTATGGTGAAGCGTACTCCTGAAGCTGAGTTTAGAACTAAGCGTTGCAATCAATGGGTGTCCAGTCAAAACGCGTGGTTGCCTTCAGGTTTATGGGCTACGCTCAGGGCTGATGTTGATGTTCCTTTGGATGCTGATGTTGTTTTGGGTGTTGATGGCTCGTTTAGCGGGGATGCGACTGTTATTGTGGCGGTTACTGTCCCTAAAACTAAAGAAGAGAAGCCCCATGTTTTTCTTGTGAAGGCTTGGGAGAAGCAGCCAACTGATCAGGATGATTGGCGGGTTGATACTTTGGATGTTGAGCGTACCATTATGGATTTCTGCCAGAAGTATCGCAATACTCGTGAGATTGCTTTTGACCCTTTTAGGTGGCAGAGAACTATGGCTGTTTTGATGGAGTCAGGTTTGCCGGTTGTTGAGTGGCCTTCAACTTCAGTTCGGAGAATGATTCCAGCTACTCAGAAGGTGTTTGATGCTGTTACTGAAGGGACTTTGACTCACGATGGCAACCCTGTTTTAGCCAGGCACTTGGATAACTGTATGTTGAAGATTGATAACATGGGTGCGCGTATTGTGAAAGAGTCTCGTGCTTCTTCTAGGCGTATTGACGCTGCTGTTGCTTTTGTTATCGCATATGACCGCGCAACAAGTAAACTAGATACTGATATTGTGCCTGAGTTTTTTGTGTTCTAAGGATGATTTTGTTAGCAACTATTTTGCAGGCTGTTGGTGTAGCTGTAACCGCTTTAGGTTTGGGCTTGATTTGGTTTCCTTTGGGTGTGCTGGCTGTTGGTGCTGGCTTAGTGTTGTTTGGGTTGGCGTTAGAAGATGGCGGTAAATAATGCTTAGAAAACTTGCTGGCGAGAATAGAGCGATCTCTTTTCAATCTCTTTGGGGTGCAGGTGATTTGACTTCTTATGAAACTCAATCTTCTGCTTATGTGGATTACAACACTGCCTTCAGTGTTAACGCTGTTTGGGCTTGTGTGTCTCTTATCTCTGACACTATTTCGGCGTTACCGGTGGACACTTACATTAGGCGAGATGGTATTGCTACTGTTTACCGCCCCCGCCCTGCTTGGGTTATCAAACCTGATGTTGCTATTCCTAGTGTCGCGTTTTGGCAGCAAACCCTTATCAGCTTGCTAACTGATGGCAACGCTTTTATCCGTATTTTCAGGGATGAATCTGGCGAGATAGTCAATCTAATTGTTTTGAACCCTGTCAGCGTAAATGTTTCGCGTAACCCTTTCGGCCAAAAGTTGTTTAGTTATGTTGGTGAAGCAGGTAAAACTCTTACTACTGATGAAGTGTTGCATGTTGCTGGTTCTATTCTTCTGGCTGGTGAGTTGCGTGGCCGTTCACCGATTGACACTTTGAAAGAAAACATAGGACTTGCTATTTCTTTGGAGTCTTTTGCTGCCCGCTATTTCGGTCAGGGAACTGTTACTTCTGGCGTTATCGAATACCCTGGAGCGCTTACTGCTGAGCAGGCTGAGAATCTGTCAAACAGTTTTGATAAGGCTCACAAGGGTTATCGTAAAGCTCACAAAACAGGCATCCTTTCGGGTGGTGCAACTTTCAAGGCAACTCAGGTCGCGAATGATGAAGCGCAAATGCTTGACTCTCGCAGGTTGGCGGTTGAAGATATTGCTCGCGCTTATCGTGTCCCAACAGACATGATTGGTTTAAATAATGGCGGGCAAAGTTACTCGTCAATTGAGCAGAAGCAGATAGCCTTTGTTTCTCACACTTTGCGCCCTTGGGTGGCCAAACTTGAAGATGCTTTCTCAACTCTTCTTCCTGACTTCGCGTTTCTATCTTTCAACACTGATGATCTACTTCGCGGAGATTATGCAACCCGAATTGAAGGTTATGCGAAGATGCTTCAGAATGGTGTTTTCTCAGCTAATGAAGTTAGGCGTAAAGAGAACATGCAGCCTATTGATGGTGGCGATGTTGTTCGTGTTCCTTTGGCGAATGTGAATATTAGCGCTGCTTCTTTGACTGAGAATGAAACTAAGGTTGCGATGGCTCAGAAGTTGATTGGTTTGGGCTTTGTTCCTGAAGATGTTTTGACTGTTCTTGGTTTGCCTAAGATTGCTCATACTGGTTTGCCGACAGTGCAGTTACAGAATCCGACTACTATCCCTGATGGTAGTTATGAGACGGGGGAATAATGGCTGTTGCTGCTGGGTCTTACTCTCCGCCTGTTGGTGTGCAGGATGCTGCTAAAAGGGCTTTGGCTTGGATTGATGCTGGTTTGGCTGGGTCTGGGTTTACTGGTGTTGGTAGAGCTAGGGCGCAACAGTTGGCTTCGGGTGCTGATGTTTCGGCTGATGTTGTAAACAGAATGATCTCTTATTTTGCTCGCCATGAAGTTGATAAGTCTGCTGTTGGGTTTGACCCTAGAGATGAAGGTTATCCTTCACCTGGTCGAGTTGCTTGGGATGCTTGGGGTGGCGATGCAGGTCAGGATTGGGTGAACAGTTTAAATGATAATCAATCTAGGGATGTTTCTGTTGATACAGATAAAATTGATGTTAGGCAAATGGAAGGTTATGTTTTGAGTGAATTACAGGATAAGGCTTACAGCCTAAAGGGCGATGCTTTAGAAACTATTGCCAAACTTGCTGAGACTGTCTATCAGCTTTGTGAAGTTGTAGATTCTATAACTGAGCCTGCTGTTGTTGTTGATGATCTAGAAGATATGCCTGAAATGATTGATTTGTCTAGCAAGGTTATGGAAGAAGATTCTGTTCGTTTTGTTGAGCCTTCTAAGGTTGCTGAATTGCATGAGCGCGGTGAGCGTGTAACTAAGGGCATTGAACAGCGTGTTGCTTTTCAGGATTTAGAGATTCGCGAGGATGGTGATGGCATGACCTTGCGTGGTTATGCAGCCGTATTCAATTCACCTTCTCAGCCTTTGCCTTTTATTGAGACTATTGAGCGCGGTGCTTTCAGGGATTCTTTGAACTCTCGTAATGACATCAAACTTCTTTGGAATCACGACACAAGTATTGTTTTGGGTTCTACTCGTGCAGGTACTCTAAAGCTTGCTGAAGATGAGCGTGGCCTTTATGTGGAGAGTTCTCTCCCTGACACTCAGGCGGGGCGTGATGCGATTGTTAGTATTCAGCGCGGAGATGTAACAGGTTTCAGTTTTGGCTTCAGAGTTGCTGCTGGTGGCGATACTTGGATCAACGCTAATGAGCGTGTCCTAAAGCGCGTGAACATCCATGAAGTATCTGTTGGAGTGGCTTTCCCTGCTTATCTAGGGACTGAAGGGACTGCCAATGTTAGATCTGTCCCTGATTTGACTGGCAAGATTGCTCGCCTAGCTGAGATTCGTGGAGTGTCTGCTGAAGAGTTGACTGATGCTCTTTTGGCTCTTGAAGCCGGTGATGAATTGACTGCTCGCCAGGGTGAACTTTTGACTGACACTCTTGGCAAGGTTCTAAAGCAAGATCCTGAAGTTACTAACCCTAACGCGATTTTGGACTTGAAGAAGAAAGAGCTTGATTTGCTGATGAAGCGCGTATAATTAGAGTATTGCCCTTGCGTGGTGTTGGTTGGCAATAAATAAAGAAACCTAACTTTCTTTTCCCCCTGATTCTTGTTTGTCCTTTAGTCAGGGGGTTTTCTTTTATGCGCATGTATATATTGCGGGTATAGACTTTATTTATCAGGTGTGTTTATCCCCTGAGTTTCTGGCTGAGTGTACTCGCCTAATCCCCCTAAAAACTATGTTCTTGAAAGGAACAAACCTAATGAGCGATTTTATTGCTAAGCAGGTTGATGCTAAGGCTAAGGCTTGGCACGAAGCTAAGGAACTGATTGATTCAGTTGAAGCTCGTGGCGGCGTTTGGTCTGGTGAAGATGAGGCTAAGTATGCTTCTCTAACCGCAGACATCAACAAGAGAAATGAACTAATCGAACTTGAACAGCGTGAAGCAAAGACTTCTGAAGCGATTGCAAAGGCTTCTGTTGACTTTGGTACTGCTGCTATGCCAAATGGCGATGCAGATATTCTTCGCAAGATGGCAACAGGTGAAGTTCGTAGCCACGAATTTAAGTTCGAGCAGAGAGCAATCACTGGTTCTTCAACTGGAGCGCCTGTACCTACTTCCTTCGCATCCTTTATCGTGGATGTTGCAAGACTTGTAAACCCATTGCTTGAGTACGCAACTGTTATCAACACAACTGGTGGCGAAAACTTGCAGATTCCTTCACAGGCTGGATTCTCAACTGCAACAATTGTTTCACAGGGTGGAACAATTGCAGGATCAGACCCGACATTCAATGCCTTTACTACCCTTTCGGCATACAAGTTCAGCACTTTGAGCCAGTTGTCTAGGGAACTAATCGCGGACAGTGGCGTTGATGTTATCTCGTTCCTTGCCGGTCAGTTTGGTAACAGCCTAGGTTACGCAATCGCCGACAAGATTGTTAACGGAACTGGAACTGTTGAGCCTACTGGTTTCCTACCTGTTGCAGGTACGGGCGTCACGGGCAGCACTGGCGTCACTGGGGCTTTCACCGGGGATCAAGTCATTGATTTGATTTACAGCCTTGATGGTTCACTTCGCAACCGCCCTTCATTCGCAATGCTTGCAAACGCTACTTCTATTGCAGCTCTGCGCAAGTTGAAGGACACCGCAGGTAACTACCTATTCCAGGTTGGCGATTCAAAGGATCGTCGTGACCTTGTTCTTGGTGTTCCTGTTATCGAAGTTCCTGCTATGCCTTCTGCTGGTACTGGAGTTAACTCTCTTGCTGTTGGAGATCTAAAGTCTCTATACATCAGAAACGCTGGCGGTATTCAGGTTGACAGAAGCGATGACTACGCTTTTGCTAACGACTTGGCTACTTGGAGAGCAACTTGGCGTTTGGACTCAGCACTTGTGCAGAAAGCAAACATCAAGAAGTTCAAGGGTGGAGCTAGCTAATAGCCTGCCTGCTTCATTGAGAAACCCTCTGAACTCACAAGGTTTGGGGGGTTTTTCTTATAGAGTATTTGCATGACAACTAAAGCCGCTATTGCCTGGTATTCAAACTCTCTTAATCAGCCGACTGGTTATGGTACTCAATCTAAGCAGGTCATTGAACGACTTGTTAGGGATGGCCATAAGGTTGCAATGCTTTCTAATTATGGTGGTGAAGGTGTCAATAGCCTGATTGAGACTGGTGCGGGTTTGATTCCGCATTACAGCAGGGGAATGAATCAGTACAGTACTGATGTTATGCCTTTGCATTATGCGCATTGGAAGGCTGAGAATCCTAAACTGCCTTCTTGGATGCTGACTTTATATGATTGCTGGGTCTTCGACTCCCCTGCGCTGGATAGTATTCCTATTGCTTCTTGGGTGCCGATTGATCATCAGCCTGCCCCTGAGAATGTTTTGAAGTGGTTGAGGAAGCCTAATGTTACACCTATTGCGATGAGTGTTTTCGGTAAGAACATGATTGAGCAGGCAGGCATCGAATCTGAGTATATTCCGCATGCGATTGATACTAAAGTTTTTAAGCCGACTAAGGATTTGCCTGAAGGTATTTCTGGGCGTGAGTTTGTTGGCGGTGAAAATAACTTTGTTGTTGGAATGAACTTTGCTAACAAGGCAGGTGGGTTTATTCATAGGAAGGCGGTTGCAGAGAACTTTCTTGCTTTCGGTATTTTTGCTTCTAAGCATGATGATGTTGTTTTGTATTTGCATACTGAGCCTTATGGTAAGCAGTCAGGTTTTGTGTTGCCTAACATTCTTGCTGCTTGTGGTGTCCCTGCCGAGAAGGTGAAGTTCGTTGATCCGATAGCCTACCAGTACGGAATATCTCAGGAGACTTTGGCTGCGATCTATTCGGCTTGGGATGTTGGCTTGTTCACTAATTATGGTGAAGGGTTTGGTGTTCCGCAGGTTGAGTGCCAGGCAGCGGGTGTGCCTATTATCACAAGTAACTTTGCTGCTTCGGCTGAGCTTGCTTCTCCTGATAGTTTCCTAGTCAATGGTCAGCCTTTATGGGATGCCGGTCAACATACTTGGTTCAATGTTCCTAATGTTCAGGCTATTGCTGATGCGCTTGAGCAGGCTTACCAACGCGGGCGTAAAGAGTTCCCTGACACTTTGACTTTTGCTAAACAGTACGATGCAGACAAGATTTATCAAGAGAAATGGAAGCCACTAGTCAAGAAGTTATCTGAGCAGTGAAGTTGATTGTCCCTGTTCTAAACAGGTTTGATTTGTTGAAACGCATGCTGGAAAGCATTGATGTTGAAGCGACAGTTTATGTAATCAACAATTCAGGGGTTAGACAAGACTTTAGATACAGCAATCCTTTAGTTTCTATTTGGTGGGTTGATGTGCCTTCTAATCTTGGTGTTGCAAGTTCATGGAACTTAGGTATAAAGATGTTGCCTTTTGAGTCGCGTTGGTTTATTAGTTCGGCTGACTGCTGGTTTAGACCAGGTGATTTGACTTTGCTTGAAACCGCTAAAACTGATGCTTTAACTTTGTGCGATAAGTTTCCTTATTATCAGACTTTTGCTGTTGGGGAAGATATTGTGAATACTGTTGGTTTGTTTGATGAAGGCTTGCATCCAATCTATTTTGAAGATAACGATTATGAACGCAGAATTGATTATGCCGGTTTGCGTGTAGATCGTTTAGGTTTACAGCTAGGGCACGATAATAGTTCAACTATCAATAGTGATATAAAGTTAAGTATGCGTAATGAAGTTACTTTTAGAAATAATGAAAAGTATTTTAGACACAAAGTTAATGATGGCAGGTTTGATGAAGGTGGCTGGCACTTGCAGATTAGGCGTGTGAACTCTTGGGATTAGTTGTTGTTACAGGTGTTGCAGGGTTTTTAGGTTCGCATATTGCTGATGCGTATTTGGCTAAGGGCTGGCAGGTTCGCGGCATAGATAACTTGTTAGGTGGGAGTGTTGAGAATGTGCCTGAAGGTGTTGAGTTTCATAATCTTGACTTAGATAATTTGGAAGATATTACGCCTGTGTTTGTGGGTGCAGATTTGGTTATTCATTCTGCTTGCACCGCTTATGAAGGTTTGAGTGTCTTTAGTCCTGCTCTTGTGGTCAGAAACACTGTTCAGATAAGCGTGAACGCCATAACAGCGACCATTCGGGCTGGAGTGCCAAAGTTTGTTTACATGTCTTCTATGGCACGATACGGGGACAATTTGGGGCATGTCTTTGATGAGTCCTTGCAACCTAAACCGCAAGACCCTTATGGCATCGCAAAACTGAGTGCTGAACGCCTGCTCACTAATTTGGCTCAAGTTCATAAAGTTGATTTAGTTATTCTTGTGCCGCACAACATTGTTGGGGCTAGACAAAAGTTTGATGATCCGTTTAGAAATGTTGCAAGCATTATGGCTAATCGTATGTTGCAGGGAAAGCAACCTATTATTTATGGTGATGGTTCTCAGCAACGCTGTTTTAGTTTTATTGAAGATGTGATTGCACCTATTATGACTGCTTGTGAATCTGATGAAGCTGTCGGACAAGTCATAAACATCGGGCCAGATGAGTCCCCTATAACTATTTTGAATTTGGCTGAACGCCTTGCAGACATTATTGGTTTTGAGTTGCAACCTATTTTTATGCCTGGCAGACCGCAGGAAGTTGCTGTCGCTTTATGTAGCTCAGATAAGGCTAGACAACTTTTAGGGTATAAAACGACTGTCAGTTTAGATCAAGGGTTGCAGGATTTGGTGGATTGGATTAGACCTCGTGTAAAGGATTTTGAGTATCATTTGCCGATTGAAATTGATTCTGATTTGACTCCTAAGACTTGGACTGAGCAACTGATTTGAAATCTTTGCCTGAAGCGTATGAGCCTTATCAAATGTCTGAAGGTGGTGGAGATAAGGGTACTGCTCACAGTTACATAGATGTTTATTCAAGAGAGATTCCTGCAGCTGAGGGTAAGTCTTTACTAGAGGTTGGTGTTTGGGCTGGGCATTCGTTGAAGATGTGGGCAGACTATTTGCCTGACAGTCGTATCGTTGGTTTGGATATTGATTTGTCGAGGCTAACTTTTGATGTTGATGGTTTTGAAGTTTTGTTGTGTGATGCCACTAAGCAGGCTGAGGTCAAGAATAAAGTTTCAGGAATGTTTGACTATATTGTTGATGACGGCTCGCATACGCTTGAAGCACAGATTACGGCTTTCTATAACCTGTGGGATTATCTGGCTGTGGGTGGCAAGTATTTTATTGAGGATGTTTTGAGTGTTGATGTTGCCGAGTCTTTGGCAGGGAAGATGTTTGCTTTTACAGGGTTTCCGGTGCGAGTCTATGATTTGACTGCGGTCAAGGGTAGGTCTGACGATATTCTTGTTCAGATAACTAAGGTAAACTAGAACAGACTTTAGGAGTTTATTTTGGCTATAACTAATGGCTATTGCACTTTAGCGGATGTGAAGGCAGCGCTTCGCATCACTGATTCTGTTGATGACACTTTGATTGAGCAAAGCATTAACTCGGCTTCTCGCATGATTGACCAATACTGCAACCGGTTCTTCTATTCAACTGGTGCAGGTGTTGTCCGCTATTTTCAGG